GGCGCCTTTATCAAGGACGACGGTTCGGTCAAGCTCGAGGTCAGTCACCAGTACGGCGCTAAGCGGACTCGACGTCTGCTGCGCCTTACTCACACCAAGATCGCCGCGGATCCCCTGCAGCCGTCGACGAACACGAGGTACTCCATGAGTGTCTCGTTCATCGTCGATCAGCCCATTACGGGCTACACGGTTGCAGAGATGAAGCAGGTGACGGATGGCTTTGCCGCCTACCTCACCGCGACCTCTGGTGCTAAGGTGACCCAGCTGCTCGGTGGCGAGAACTGACGATCCTGCGCCGGCCTTAACTGGCTTGCTAAGGGCAACCGCAGTTCCAATACCAAAGTCATGGCAGGAATGAGCTACACTCCAATCAGGAGGACTCATGAAAAGCCTGACAGACCTCTGGAATCGCGTCTCGTCAGAACTTGGGACGCTGTGTGCAGTCAGCACCACTCGCGATCAACAAACTGTCGCGAGTCGTGTCGAACATGAAGGGGTGTCGTTTCTCACGATCACCCTTCCTGCCTTCGGTAAGGACCTCCAAAAAGGTCTCGACCAAGGGCGGATCGCTGACGACCACTTCGCCGGTTTTAAGCGACGTGGCGGGCTCCCCCAATTCCTTGGGGGTTTCCTTCAGCGCGTGTTCGACCGCAAAACTGGTGTTCTTCTCCAGGAACCCGATGTGGATTCCATCTTCGCTTTGCGTCAGCTTACGCTGATGCTGGGCAAGATCGAGCTACCGTGCAGTGATGCCCGGAATGCTCGCGCCATTGAGGCGTTTCTGGAGTGTGAGCAGGAAGTGCGCCGCAGGGATCGTGTCATGGATCAGGAGCTAGTAAAGCAGTTCCAGTCCATGTCCCTGCGGTTGTTTGGTGACGTTCTTGCTGCGGCGGACCTCGCGGTCTACCGTGGTGAGGTTAAGCCCAAACACGGACCGGGCGCTACGGCCGATCGGCTGCGCGGAAACGCGAAGTTCGATCTTGCCGAATGGCCCACCCGGTTGGAAAGCGTATTCCCCTACGGGGACCACGCGATCCCGTCCTGGCGCTATTACTATCGCCTGGACGCTGTGCGCTTCCTCGAACCCGGGCAAGAGCGGCCTGTCAAGGTCACTCTTGTACCTAAAACGCTCAAGGCTCCACGAGTAATAGCCATCGAGCCCACATGCATGCAGTTTATGCAGCAGGGCCTGATGGAATTGCTCGTTGGTCCCCTCGAACACGATAGAGTGGTCGGGGAGATGATCGGCTTTACGGACCAGGCGCCTAATCGACGCATGGCCCAGTTGGGCAGTTCCGGAGAGGGTCTTGCGACCCTTGATCTCTCGGAGGCCTCCGATCGAGTCTCGAACCAGCATGTACGGAATCTGTTTGCTTGCTTTCCGCATCTGAATGAGGCGGTGCAGGCTTGCAGGTCCCGGAAGGCTGTTGTTCCTCGTCAGCCGGGTAAGGCCCAAAAGGTCATCCGACTGGCGAAGTTCGCGTCTATGGGTTCTGCGTTGTGCTTCCCGGTTGAGGCGATGGTCTTCTTGACCGTTGTCTTCGTCGCAATGGAGCGCGCGCAAGGACGCCGGTTCACCCGCAACGACATAAGCCGTTATGCGGGTCGGGTGCGCGTCTACGGGGACGACATCATTGTCCCTGTTGACATGCTCAAGACCGTCATCACCCACCTCGAGGCTTTTGGCCTTAAGGTAAATGGTGACAAGACCTTCGGATCGGGAAAGTTCCGAGAGTCTTGTGGAGGGGATTACTATGGCGGCGTGGATGTTACACCAGTCCGCGTTAGTCATGAATTTCCCTCCAGTCGGTCTGACGCCGAGAAGACGATTGCTGCTGTGAGCCTACGGAACCGCCTATACGAGGCGGGCCTGTGGGGGACTGCAGCGTGGATGGATGCGTGGCTCCGCCCGCTTTTGGGTGGGCATTACCCGCGTATCCAGCCGTCGTCCCCATTGCTGGGACGCGTGAGTTTCCTGGGCCACGAAACCCAGAAGCTTCACGCGACACTGCACACCCCAATCGCCAAGGGGTATGTTGTTGTTTCTGACCCACCGCCCTCCAGGGTGAGTGGTGAAGGAGCCCTGCTTAAGTGGTTCCTCAAGCGCGGCTCAGAGCCGTTTGCAGACAGGAATCATCTCGAGCGTTCAGGACGCCCTGATGCCGTCTACACAAAGCTCAGGTGGGCCCGCACGGTATAGCACCGTGCGGGTGGATTGCCGAGAGGTGATCCGTTGGGGAGCCCGATGCTCTCCTGGATAAGCGATTCGGACCACCGGA